GTGTGAATGTCCTTCTTACTGGAAGGCCAAGGGCGGTAGCGATTACGTTATCAAAAATTTCACCGATTTCGCCAATGCGACCGCAACGGTCATGGCTCTCCGCTCAAAAATTGAGCAGAGCAATGAGTATTTCTGTGAGGAAATTATTGATTGGGAAATTGTCAATGATGACCATCTCACATGGTTCGAACAATCACAATTAGATTATGAGGGTAAAATCACCCATGGTCCGATTGAATTAACATTATAATTTAAGGAAACAAAATGCGTACTAAAACCTATATTCAAGGCTTCAAGAATTCACAAAAAATCCGTGTGATAATTGACGGATTCGGAATTTACACCACCGTTGCAGGTGTTCCAGAAGTGTTTGCTACACATAGTCACCGCCAAGCTGCTAACGATGGATTGTTGCGTTTGGCTTATATGCGTTACATGGCGCAAAAAGAAGGTGAGTTGATTCCGACTGGTGTTGGGATGACAAGTTACAATACCACTCAAAAGGGTATGCAAGTCCAAGTTGATTTGTTGTAAAAAAACAACATGCTGGAAAGTGCTTGACTTTCTTGCCAATTCGTGTATAATGGTATCTGTTGAGTTGATAAAGGAATGAAATGAAAGATAAGTTGTCTTGGGAAATGCAGGCATACGGTTCTCCCGCCGATGCAATTATCGCTTCTGTTGAAGAATCGATTACTTTTAAATTCTCTGGTATCGGTATGGTGATTGCATCATATTTGTCCGATGCTCAAGAAATGTTGGAACATAATGACAAAAATACTGCTCGCCAGTATATCAATATTGCTAAAATGTTGATGATGAATTATGACCTCGGTTTTAAACGTGCTTAAGGATTAAAAAATGTCTACAGTAAAAGAATACACCCTCGAAATTTACAAAGCCGACAAACGCACTAAAAAAGGTGTCCGTTTGGTTGAAAAACGTGACTTTGCGCCTGTGACCAAAGATTACATTAATTCAGTTGTAAACCAATGGATCGAACTTGGATTTATTGTTAATGTTTTTGAAACTTATGTCACCAAAACAAATCTTATGGGCGGAAAAGAATTTAAAGAGCGTTATGATACGCCTTACTTTTGCAGTCCCGCAAGCGAATCTTATTGGAGTATGTAATGATTAAAAGTAAATATTTTTACCTTGACTTGATTGGTGAATTGAAATCACTTGATGGCGCTCAAATTAACATGTTGACCGACCAACTAGTAAAATACGAACCAGAATTAGCTAATAAGCTTTCTTTAAATATTTGGGCTTCTTTCCAAGAAGCCGACCTTGCAAAAGAAGAAAATGATAATTTATACCCATCAAAAATCTAAAAAGAAAAATAAGACTAAAAAAGAAATTGCCGAGTATGATGCTTGGTTAAAAAATCTTAAATCACAAACCACAAATTTTTCTAATAATGTAAAAGTCCACAAAGTGAAATTTAATACAACAATTCCAAAATTGACTTGCCCGCCTGGTCGTGAGACTATTCGGCATCCAAGTTTGAATAGTGTTAACGGAAATGGCGTAGCAACAAAACCAATACATGGTAAAGTTTATACAGGTACTGCTATGTTAGGTATTGGTACTTTGCATAAAAGTAATGCCGTGCCAATTTTTACTGACGAAGAAGCTCGTGACCAAGCGAACATGCGAAGATGAGTACTTTAGTATTACTGTTGCTTTCACGCAACACCCACCGAAAAACGCTTGCCTTTTTCTGTGGTTCTGTTATAATCATACCATGACATTAAGAAAAGGCGTTTGAAAATGAATTTATTATCCACTGGTAATCCAAAGATTCTTAAAGGTATTGCACAAGGTTACAATACCTATATTTTACACCTCGCACCCGCAAATTTATCGGGTTATGAGGTTTGTGCTAAACGAACCATCGGTTGTACCGATGCATGTTTGAACCTTGCAGGCCGTGGCGGTATGTTTAAAAAAGGTGAATTCACAAACGCTATTCAAAAAGCTCGCATTCGCAAAACTAAAATGTTTTTTGAAGACCGTATTAATTTTATGAAATTGATTGTTAAAGATATTGAATTGGCGATTAAACAATCCGCCAAGAAAAATTTAATTCCTGCATTCCGTTTGAACGGAACATCCGACCTCGCATTTGAAAAATATGAAGTTGTCCGCAACGGACAATTGTTCCGCAATATTTTCACCGCATTTCCAGAAGTGACGTTTTACGATTACACCAAGATCCTTGGGCGTAAAATTAAAGAGTATACAAATTATTCTTTGACCTTTTCTGCCGCGGATGGAAATGATGTTGACGTTATGTCGGCAATGAATCAAGGCTATAATGTCGCCGTTGTATTTAATATCAAAAAAGGATCACCAATGCCTGACACATACGGAATCCGTCCTGTGTTTAACGGTGATGATTCCGATTTAAGATTTTTAGATCCAAAAGGTGTTGTTGTCGGCCTTTATGCAAAAGGCAAAGCAAAAAAAGACACCACAGGATTCGTAAAGTATCCTGTAATGATGTTGAAAGTTGCTTAATGTATCAATTAGAATTATCATTATCGGAAAGAAACAATATGAGAGAATTCGAATTTTATTTAAACGCTTGGGTATTCTGTTTCAGGAATCAGGTACCTATAGACCGTATCACTAGAAAATCTTGGAAAACATGGGAAGTTGAATTATGAAAAAACTATTAATCGTACCTTTGGTACTCTGTGTTGTTGCTTGTTCGTCAACACCAACATATAAATTATCTGGATACAAAGGTCCAGAAGCTATGGATAGAAATGAATCCGTGCAGGCTCAAAAGCAATGTATTTTTGCTAAATTGCGTCCTAACGTAGAATATCTTTCCGTCAAAACTGATTCTGGTCCAAAAGTGATGGTTCCAGTTAATGTGCATTGTGAACCTTATTGAATATCATGTTGCTTGATGTAATTCTCCAACAAGAAGTTTTGGAAATTATTTTAGTTGTTGGTCTTATAGTTGTTGTGCTTGGTTTGTTCTGGCGTATTATTATGATTGGATTCTTGATGCTGTTTAGCGTGTATGTACTTGCTAATCATCCATCAACACAAACAAACCAACAACCAATGATAACTGAAATCGAGGCTAAAGAAGTTATTCGTATTGAAACTCCTAAAATTGTAGATCCAAAACGAAGTGCATATGTTTCGGATTGTGTTAGTTTTGGGTTTGAGAAATCATGGTGTGAGGATAATTGGGATGACAAAAACTAAATTTAAAGTTTATTGTGAGTGGTGTCAAGATTGGCATTTTACCGATGAAGTTGAAATGCTAAATATTGAAGAAGATTTTGAAGGTCGAGATGTTATGCATTTCGAATGTGGAAAACCACCATCATGGAATGAAGACATTTCACGTTATGATGGTACATCGTCATTAGTTTATAAGGAATGAAAAAATGGGAACTCGTAGTTTAACTTTTGTGTATGATGGTGATAAACCAATCATTAATATGTACCGTCAATATGATGGATATCCTGAAGGCCATGGTCGTGAACTTGCTGAATTTTTAATGTCTGGTAAAATGGTAAATGGTTTCTCAGATGATAATGCTAAACAATTTAATGGCATGGGTTGTCTTGCAGCCCAAATGATTGTGCATTTTAAGAAAAGTGTTGGTGGATTTTATATCCATGCTGTTACTGATACAGAATGCTGGCAAGATTATGAATACCACGTTTATGAAAATCGTGTAGTGGTAAAAAATCCAGATACGGTAATTTTCTCTGGTACCTATGAACAGTTTTCGACCTTTTGCTCAACGGCAAATGTCCGAGAAACCGCTTGACATGCCGGTTAATGTGTGTTATAATTGTGTCTCAAACTAACTTAAATAAGGAAATATATTATGCGTTTTCGCAATAAACAATCTAAACCCCTCGTATGGGAAAAAGTCTTGGCAATGATGTTGTCAGGCGAACCAATTGCAAAAGAAGATTTTGATGCTGAATTGGGTGAGATTGCCTACAAACTTTCTACCTTCATCTGGCGTATCAAGATTGAAGGCGGTACTGTGAAAGTCGTTAAAGACGGCCGCAAAGTGTCCGCTTATCAATTGATGAATGTCGCTGTAATGCAAAAGTACATGGACAATCGTAACAAAGTATTTGCAACCGCTGCAACTGCTAAAGTTGCTAAAGTAAAAGCGAAAGCTATGAAACCTGCTAAAGTTGCTAAACCTGTGAGTAAATCTCCAATCAAGAAACTTGCAGATTTGAATGCTGTACCCGCTGTTGTTGAGAAAACAGAAGTGATGGAAGTTACTGAAATTACCGAAATGCCGGTTACTCAGTAATGAATGAATCACAAAAGGAAATCCTCTTGATTACTCAAGAGGAATGTGCAGAAGTTACCCAAGCTATTTCTAAAGTCTTTCGATTTGGCGTTGATGTTAAATACAATGAACGAACCAATAAAGAAAGATTGACAGAAGAGCTGGGTGACTTGCATTGCATGATTGAATTACTTGTCGAATCTGGTCTTATTGACCGAAAAGAATTATTAAATGCTTCTGGTAATAAACGAAATAAATTACTGAAGTGGTCTAATATTTTTGGAGAAAAAGAATGAGTTATATTGTTAAACTTGAAGAAGACTTAGAAACTGGTGATTTGATATTGCCATTACCAGAAAAGCTTCTAGAAGAAACTGGTTGGAAAACTGGCGATACTTTAGATTGGAAAGATAATGGTGATGGTACATTTTCAATGACTAAAAAAGAACCTACTACCGAATGGGTTCTTGTTGAAACTGTTTCGCAATTCCGTGAACGCTATATGGTTGAAGTACCTAAAGGTAAAGAATTGTGGGCACTTGATACTGTAACTTTGAATGAAGCAAAAGAATTTAGTCAAGAACATCTTGGTGAAACAATTGTTTCTCACCGTGTTGTATCACTAGAAGAAGCTTTGGTACTGTGCGATAAAGATAATGATTATTGCTCAGCATGGTCTAGTGACAAAAAAATAGATGCCTTCTTTACGAAAGAAGGTGAGAATGTTGAACTTTGAACGTATCCATGATTACCTGAAATATTCAGGTTTAACTGTTACAATAGTATTGAATCCATTCCATTGGACATGGATTCCCAAAATGAGTCCTATCATTGACACTATTACCGATGGTGAAATGGATGGGACTATGTTTGCATTTTTGTTTATAAGAATATCATGTTGGATTGATAACGGAGACTGGTAATGAATATTTTTTATCTGAGTAATGATCCTAGAATCTGTGCTGAAATGCACTTAGATAAGCACGTTGTGAAAATGATCCTTGAATATGCTCAATTACTTTCTACAGCCCATCGTGTATTAGATGGTGAACAAAGTCCTTGGTTTACTACTGCGGCTGGTAGAAAAAAAAGAGAATGGATGTTATATGATGACCGACAAAATATATTATATGCCGCTACTCATATCAATCATCCCTCTGCTGTTTGGGTAAGATATTCAGATAAAAATTACACATGGCTTGTTTGCTTATTGAATGAACTATGTAAAGAATACACACACAGATATGGTAAAATCCATAAATGCGAGCGTGATGGTCTTGTAAAACTTTTAAAAGAATTGCCTAAAAACATTCAAATTAAAAATTTTACAGAACCAACACCTGCAATGCCAGATGATGTTAAAGTTTTGCGTGAAGTTGAGACTGATAGATTTGAAATTGATTCTATAAAATCCTATCACAAATACTATATACATAATAAAGTACATATTGCAAAATGGACTAAACGTGAAATGCCTTTATGGTATAGTGAAGGAATTAAAAATGCCAACATACAGCTTTCTAAACAACGAAACAAATGAAATCTTTGATTCGTTTATGAGCTTCTCATCAAGAGAAGATTATCTAAAACAAAACCCCCACATCCAATCTGTAGTCACCTCAGCATCTATTGTTAGTGGTGTTTCTATTACTGGTAAAGTACCTGATGGTTTCAAAGAAGTCCTTTCTAAGGTCGCCGAAAGCCATAAGTCTAGTTCAGTTGCGGATAAACATGGTAGAAAATCATCAAAGGAGATTAAGACTAAACAATTAGTTGATAAGCATATCGGTTAACATCGTGAATCATTTTTGTTATGGTAAATCAATTTTTGAGGAATTACAAATGGCTAAAACAAAAGATATTACCAAAAAATCAGCTTTACTACACAGGATTTTTGACAAAACAAACTTTAGAAGAACAGTAGAAAAGGAACTATACGATATGCTAATACAAAAACAATCTCCAATATATGCAACAATTATACACCAATACCCTAGATTGAATTGAATGAATTTTAAACATGTTAAATTAAAAGAATTAGATTTTGATTTAAAAGCAGTTACAACAGAAAAGGGTCGAGAATACCAAACACCAGGTGGTTCTTCTTACCCTTCTGTTACAACTGTTTTATCTGAATATAATAAAAAGGCCATTTTCGAATGGCGTGAAAGAGTAGGTGCCGAACAAGCAAATAAAATTGCTAAAAGCGCATCTAATCGTGGTACAAAACTGCATACTGTTTGTGAAAAATATTTGTTAAATGAAATGACAGATTTAAAATTACAAACAATGATGCCGGACACCAAAGAATTGTTTGTATCACTTAAACCTCATTTAGATGAGAACATAGGTGAAATATATTCTATTGAACAAGCATTGTATTCTTCTGAATTACGTTTAGCTGGTCGTGTTGACTGTATCGCAGAATGGAATAATGAATTAGCTGTAATTGATTTTAAGTCTTCAACTAAACCAAAACTTGAAGATAATATTCTTAATTACTTTATGCAATGTACCGCATACGCAATAATGTTTGAAGAAATTACTGGTAGACCAATTAATAAATTGGTTATTGCCATCGCTGTTGCAGATGGTTCTAATCAGATATTTGTTAGAGAAAAGAAACAAGAATATATCGATTCTCTAAATCATTATATCGGCAAATATTGGCAAAAGAAGTTGACAAACTAAATAAAGGCTGTTATAATGTAAGTTATAGTTGTATGAAGCAACTAGAAAAGTATTCTGGACGTGGGTTCGACTCCCACCAGGTCCACCATAAGGAATTTTATGAAAGTAAAAAAACTAATTAAGAAACTATACAAAGCAATTTTTAAACATCAAGTTAAGAAAGAAGGTAAAATTTATCAAAAATTGCTTCGTAAAAGTATTAGAGGTAAAAATACTTTTGTTGTTAGATGAAATTCTTTATGATGGGCCTGCCATGGTTTCGACAGGGTAACAAGTATAGAAGTGGACAACTCACCAGAGTAGGTGTAAAAACTAAATCAAAGTAAACGCAAACGACTCACAGTTCGCATTAGCAGCCTAAACACTGCTTAGGGTTTCGGTTGGTTTCCTCGTAACAGAATAACCAACCATTATTATTTACAGGTGAGAAATGACAAGACTAGAAGGTTACGTTAACAAAGGTTGGGGTTCAGAATTAATTTGGGCTACTAATGACAAGTACTGTGGCAAGTTAATGAAGTTTAACAAAGATGCCAAATTCAGTATGCACTTCCACGCACAAAAAGATGAGACATGGTATGTTTTATCTGGAAAGTTTGAAGTGAAATATATTATGACTCAAGACGCTTCTATGAAATCCCAAATACTTGAAAAAGGCTCTGTGTGGAGAAATGAACCACTTGAACCACATCAGTTGATTTGCCTTGAAGAAGGTACAATCATTGAAGTTAGCACACCTGATTCAGTAGAAGATAATTATCGTGTAATGCCAGGAGATTCACAGAAATGAAAGTTTACATAAGCAAATATCGCTATCATTGGTTGTCACCATACACCATACTAAAGGCTGTTTGTTTTTGGGAAAAAGATGATGATGTGTTTTATAACCATGAAGACAAACCAAATACGCCTTATGAAAAATGGATCAATCGTTTAAATCCATTTTGTTTAGGCCTACAAAAGTTTTTGAACTTTGTTCATCCTAAAATTGACTATGTAAAGATTGATTACTGGGATACTTGGTCTATGGATCATACTCTTGGTATGATTGCTTTACCAATGTTGAAGCAGTTGCAACAAAAGAAACATGGTGCACCTTTTGTTGATGATGAAGATGTACCTGAAGAATTGAAATCAACTTCAGCACCACCAAAAGAGAATGAATGGGATACTGATGAGAACCATTTCAAACGCTGGGATTGGGTGATGAATGAAATGATTTTTGCTTTTGAACATCACCTCGATGATAAATGGGAAGAAAAATATTCTAAAGGTAAATTCAGTACAAGAAGTGAAGCCTGTGAGTGGGACGAAAATGGTAAAGCTAAGATGTACAAAATGATGTACAATGATGACCACACACATGAAACTGATTATGAAGGTTTAAAAGTTGTACATGAAAGAATTAGAAACGGCTTCAAGTTATTTGGTAAGTATTATCAGAACCTATGGGATTAATTTGGAGAAGATGGGCTAAAGCATTAGGCGATAAGTCCGGAGATTCAGATAGAGAGGCAGATATCATTGCCTCAATTCGTACAGTCATTCTATTGATATATGTTATTACAAATTTTGTAATCATTGCTGGAGTTTTAAGGCACTGGAATGACTAAATAACTATACTACCACAACACACACAATGGTAGTATAACACACACAGGAGAAAACTATGTCAAATATGACACCTTTTGAAATTCGTCTTGAGCTATTAAAAATGGCAAAAGACATGCTATATGATGATTACTTCGGTACAAGAGAACGCATTTCCAATAACTGGCAAATGCAATGCGAAACAGCTAGACACAAAGGTGAAACACCACCTGAGCATCCTGGCTTTCCAACAATCCCCTCAGAATCAGATATCATTAATAAAGCACATGCTCTAAATGGCTTTGTGTCTAATGTTTCTGCGCCAGAAACAAAAGTTTCTGTTAAGAAAACAACTTCTTAATTAGAGGGTGAGGGACTTCGGTCCCTCCAAACACACACAAGGAGAAAGATGAAAAGTAAACCAATACTTTTAAGTTTATTATTTGCGACAATAATTTTAAGTTTATCATTTATTAATGTTGACACATATGGAATACTTCCGTATAAATCTACATTTAGTGAACTAACAGCAGATGCCAAAAAACAGGTAACTTGCCTTGCAGAGAATATCTACTTTGAAGCAGGACATGAACCGAAAGTGGGACAAACAGCTGTTGCATTCGTAACTTTCAATCGTATTCAAACTGGTAACTATGGTAATACGATATGCGAAGTGGTACAACAAAAAACAAATGGTACATGCCAATTTTCTTGGTATTGTGACACCACATTTACCTCTAGACGCTTGACAATCAAGCACACTCCATTGTATAATGAGATTCTACAGTTATCAACTAATATGTATTTGAACTATGAAAGAATCACAGATGTAACAAATGGCGCAACGTATTATCATGCTGATTATGTGAGTCCAGGGTGGACAAAACTAAAAAGGGAGACACAAATTGGCAGGCATATTTTCTACAAAAGTAAAATCGACAAAATCGACAGAAACAAAGGAATCATTTAAGATGAATAAAGATATCATAACCATCGCCGTATCGGTAATAATAGTATTATGTACCGCAATAATTGGTGTAATCGTGTATAATGTTAACGATAGAAACAACATGGCGAAAAACATCGAGGCTGCAATTGCCAAAGGTGTAGATCCCATATCTGTAAAGTGTGCATATGAAACGAATGTAAATTCAGTTTGTATTGCATATTCAATGGCAAAGAAATAATTTAAGGAGTATATTATGGCTGTTCAGCAATTGAGTGTTAATCTTCTTTCTAATCCAGAAGATAGAAAGAAACTTTTAGGTGTTATTAGTGAGTGTTCTGATGCAATGACAAGAGCACAAGCAGAGAAAGATTTGATTAGAGAATCTATTTCTGATATCAGTAAAAAATTGGAAATCCCAAAACGTCTTGTCGCCAAGATGGTGAAGGTCTATTACAAACAAAACTACGATGAAGAAGTAGCTGTACATGACCAATTCGAAACTCTTTATGAAACTGTGGTGAAATAATGCCTAAATTTACTTTTATTTGTGAACATGATGATGGTACAAAAAACACACATGAATGTGATGAAGTTTTTCTACCGAATGTTTTAGAAAACTTTGAAGCCTTCTTGCGTGGCGCTACCTTTTCTTTCAAAGGTAACTTAGATTTTTTTGATGATTCTGATACAGAACTAGATGAAGACTATGATGGCATGGAAGAATATAATACACCAGGATATCAATCGTTTGATAGTATGATAAATTCTTTGATGAGTGACACTATTGAGCAACCTAAACCCGGCAAATGTTCAGTCTGTGGTTTACCAGAAGCTGTTATGAAGATGCATAAATGCTGGGAAACAAAATGCCCAATTCAGAGTAATCATAATCATGCCAACTAAAGATGAGATGATGAAGTTTGCAAAATCTATTGATTTAATAGTTGCAGCTACAAATTACAATTATATCGAAGCGATTGTCGAACATTGCAAGAATACTGGTCTTGAACTCGAAGTTGCAGCTACATTAGTAAATGCAAATCTAAAGGCAAAGATTGAGAACGATGCAATGGATAATAATATGTTGAAAGAAAAAGGTTCTAGATTACCAATATGACTGGTTATGAAACATTTGGATTATATCAAGCTCTCAAACTACATTTTACACAAGAATCATATGACTTTTTCAAGTACAACGGAAAAACTAATATCTCTGTAACTACATTTGAGAATCGTAAAGACAAATACCATTTCTATAAATTATCTCGTAGACTTGCACAAAA